GCGATGCCGGAAGACATGACCCGCGCCGGTGTCGAGTTCTCCGGTCTTGAGCCTGACGATATTTCCATCATCGATCAGGACATGATGGAGATGGCGATATGGGATGCGCTCTGCGATAACGGCAAGTGGGCAAACCTGTACGGCGGCTCACTGGCTGTGATGCTGATTGAGGGGCAAGACCTCTCGACGCAGCTGCGCCCTGAGACTGTCGGTAAAGGCCAGTTCAAGGGTCTGCTCGTCCTGGACCGCTGGATGGTTTCTCCCCCGGTTGGCGAGGTAGTGACCGAATACGGCCCCGATATGGGCAAGCCGGTGTTCTACAACGTCATTGCCGACTACGCAGCCATCCCGAAAGCGAAGATCCACTACTCGCGTGTGATCCGTCTGGATGGCATGGATCTGCCGTTCTATCAGCGCGTCAGTGAGAATGGCTGGGGCCTATCGGTTCTCGAGCCGCTGTGGGATCGCCTGATTGCATTCGATAGCGCGTCTGTCGGCGCGGGTCAGTTGATCTACAAGGCGCATCTGCGCACGATGACGGTTGATGGGCTGCGCGACATCATCGCGGCCGGTGGCCCCGCTCTCGCCGGCCTGAAAGCGCAGATCGAATTCATTCGCCTGGCCCAGACCAATGAAGGCATCACGGTAGTCGATGGTAAGGACAAGTTCGAAGCGCACCAGTACGCTTTCGCCGGCTTGTCAGACATGCTTCTGCAGTTCGGTCAGCAGCTTTGCGGCGCGCTTGGCATGCCGTTCACTCGCCTGTTTGGGCAATCGCCTACTGGCTTGGGGGCGACGGGCGAAGGGGAAATGAAGCAGTGGCATGAAAAGGTCAAGCAGAGCCAGGAGCGGCGATTCCGTCGCGGGCTGCATCGCCTCTTCGCGGTCATGTCAATGTCATCACTTGGCAAGCCATTGCCCGATGACTTTGGGTTCGAATTCCGCAGCCTGCAGGAAATGAGCGAGTCCGAGAAGGCAGATATCGCGACGAAGAAGGTGCAGGCAGTGACCGGCGCCGTAGACGCGAATATCCAGAAGCCATCAGCCGCCATGAAGGATCTGAAGGCATCATCGCAGGTAACGGGTCTTTTTAGCTCAATCACGGATGAAGACATCAGCGAAGCCGAAGAGCAGGAAAAGAACGCCCCGCCGCCTGGCGAGATGGAATTGCCTGAGATGCCGACGATGCAGAAGCAGACTGGCGACTCGGCAAGCGCACTGGACTGGATTCGTAAAAGACTTCGCAAGCAATGATCCTCACTCTCGACCGCAAGCGTGATCGCAACCCGGTCAAGACGCGAGGCATCGAACAGCGCTACGGTACTCAGCTACGGAAGGTCGCGCAGCAGGTAGGCGCGATCATTCAGCCGTTCACACCCGGTGACATGAGTCAGGTGCCGACGATCGAGCACTTGCTGAACGCCTACGCCGACATGCTCAAGGGCTGGGCGACGCAGACCGCCAGCAACATGCTGATGGACGTCGCGCTGCGTGACGAGCAGACATGGAAGACGCTGGCCAAAGACGTGTCAGCTGGATTGCGGCAGGAAATTCGCAACGCGCCTACCGGTGCCGTGATGCGCGCTCTGCTGGCTGAGCAAGTCGACCTGATCCAGAGCATTCCAAAGGAAGCGGCGCAGCGGGTTCATAGGCTGACGCTTGAAGGTCTAGAGGACTCGACGCGGTTCACTGAGATCGCTAAAGAGATCATGCGCACTGAAGAGGTGACAACCTCGCGGGCTGTGTTGATTGCGCGCACCGAGACCAGTCGCACTGCTACGACGCTCACGCAGGCCCGCGCAGAGTCAATTGGCAGCGAAGGCTACTTTTGGGAAACAGCGCATGACGGCACCGTCAGGCCATCCCACAAAGCGATGCAAGGCAAGTTTGTCCGATGGGATGACCCGCCAACACTGGACGACTTAACTGGCCACGCAGGTTGCGTGCCGAATTGTAGATGCTGGCCACGCGTCGCTATCCCGAAATAATTGCCCGCCACTGAGCGGGCTTTTTTACGCCTAAACATATGTCCGACGCCTGCCAGTGCAACGCATGCGTGAGCAAGCGCGCGCCCACGAAAGACGGGATCACCTCAAGTGGCATCCTGGCATCTGAGAAACTTGGTCCGAAGCAATCCCTCACCCCGAACGGATTTCTGCTTTGCGAGGAAGTTCCGATTGCTCGCATTGGCCTGCAGGATTACGCCGCGATCGAGTTGCCCGATGTAGAAGACAAAGACGGCGTGGTTCAGGTCGAGCGTCATGAGGATGACGTCTTTGATCCTGAATCGATGGCCTCTTTCGAGGGCGTGCCGGTCACCGTCGAGCACCCGAACGATCCCGTCACGCCGTCGAACTGGATCGTCTACGCAAAAGGCATCGCATTCAACATTCGCCGCGGCGAAGGGGAAATGAGCGACTTTCTCCTGGCCGACCTGCTGGTGATGGACAGGGGTGCGATTCACGATGTTCAGACCAAGCGTTTGCGTGAAATCAGCAACGGATACGACGCCACATATAAACAGATCGCTCCCGGACGAGCGCGCCAAACGTCAATCGTCGGGAACCACGTAGCACTACTGTCAGGCTCTGCCCGCTGTGGCGAAGCCTGCTCAGTGCAAGACTCAAAACCCTCCCTAGGAGATTTCCCCATGGCTGTTAAGAACGGCGCCGACTCCCTCCGGGATAAGTTGCGCAAACTGTTTATGACGCGCGACTCGGATGCCTTCGAGAAAACGCTGTCGGAAGAAGTCAAGGATGAGGACGGCACAGAAAAGAACGTGCCCGACATTCACATCCATATGCCTGGCGCTGAAAAGACCGGCGGCGACGAAACCAAAGACGACGAACCTGCCGACCCGATGGCCAAGGTCATGACTGTGCTGGATGGTCTGGCGCAAAGCGTCTCGTCGATCGGTGAGCGGCTCGCAAAGCTGGAAGGCGGCACCAAGGACTCGGACGAAGAAAAGAAGGACGAAACCAAGGACGATGTTCCGGCGGATGAAGATGATCCAGATGCGGATCCCGACACGAACGACTCCGAACCGGACGACAAGGATGATAAGGACGACAAGAAGTCGACCAAGGATTCCGCCTCGTTCAAGGACGAATTCCAGGACGCCAAGGCGCGCGCCGAGATCCTCGCCCCCGGCGTGAAACTGCCGACGTTCGACGCGAAGCTGGATGCCAAGAAGACGGCGGACGCAATCTGCGTACTGCGCCGTCGCGCTCTCCGCACTGCCCTGACCAACGACAACGCGTCACTGGTGAAAAGCATCGTAGGCGATGCGGATGTGGCGAAGATGCCCTGCGGTATGGCCGCGATGGCCTTCAACGCTGCGTCGGAGCTCGTCAAGCAGAAGAACATGGCATCGAAGACGGCAACCGCCGACGCGAAGCCCGAACCGAAGAAAGACCTCAACCAGATTCATGCTGAATTCTGGTCCAATCGTAAGTAAGGAGCCGACATGCCCTCGTTGCAAGCTTATACATTCCGCATGCCGGCTGGTTTTGCCGGCGATCTTCAGCGTGCTGAAGTGGCGACCATTGAAACCCAGCAGATCAACACGAGTGCTCCGCCGACCGTCTATGGCGTAGCCGTGAAACTGGTCTCGGGCACCATCCAGCCGATCAACAACTCGGCTGACACTGCCGCCCTGGTCTACGGTATCAACCTGCGCCCCTACCCGATCCAGGGTAACGGCACCGACCCTCTTGGCACGTCGACGCCACCGGTTTCGGGCGTGACCGACATCCTCAAGCGCGGCTATGTGAACGTATCATTGGGCGGCACGACTGCTGCTGCCAAGGGCGGCACTGTCTATGTGCGCGTCGCTACGCCGTCCACTGGCAAGCCGCTGGGCGGGTTCGAAGCCGCATCCGATACGACCAACACCGTCGCCCTTCCGTCAAACACGTACTTTACCGGCCCTGCCGATGCGTACGGTGTGACTGAGGTGGCGTTTAATATTTGAGACCCCGGCGCCTAATAGCGCATCCGCTTACAGACCCGCTTCGGCGGGTTTTTGCATTTCTGGAGCCATTAAATGGACATGTCTGTTCAAAAGTTTCTCAAGCGCCGGGAAATCGCTGAAGCGTCGCGGAAAGTCATCCGCCGTTTCACGACCGACGAACAATTCACATACGACCGCGCAACGGTTGACTCGACTGGCGTATTCCTGGTTGGGCAGCTCGAACGTCTGGACCAGACGCTCAATGAGCCGCTGGTCGAATTCACCTGGTCGCGCGACATCGAGATTCGCACCGACGTTTCGCCGGCTGATGAAATCGCATCGTGGACGAACTCCGCTTTCGCGATGTCCGGCGGCATCAATCCGGGCGGCCTGAACTGGATTTCGAACGAAGGCAACGCGATCGCCGGCCCGTCGCTGGACATTGGCAAGACGCCGCAACCGATGCGCCTGTGGGGTGCTGAAGTCAAGTACACCGTTCCCGAACTGGTGAAGGCCCAGAAGCTCGGCATGCCGGTCGACGCGCAGAAGGTCGAGGGTATGAACCTCAAGCGCAACATGGACCTGGACAATATCGTCTATTTCGGTGATTCGTCCATCGGCTTCACCGGTCTGGTGAACTCGAATTCGGTCGTGGGTGGTTATTCGAACGTGGCGAACGGCGCCGCCGGCACGCCGCAATGGACGACAAAGACGGCCCTCGAAATCCTGAAGGACGTCAACGAAGTGCTGACGACCACATGGTCGAACTCCGGCTGGAAGGTGCTGCCGGATACGCTCCTGCTGCCGCCTGCACAGCTTGGCTACATCGCCAGCCAGCCGGTCAACCTCGCAGCACAGAAGACCATTCTCGCGTACATCATCGAAAACAACATCTGCGCGCAGCAAGGCCAGAAGCTGAACATCCTGCCGCTGAAGTGGTTGATTGGTGCGGGCGTGGGTGGAACACCTGGAACGATCGGCACGGTCGACCGCATGGTGGCGTACAACAAGAACAAGAAGTATGTCCAGTATCCGATGACGGAACTGCAGCGTACGCCTTTGGAATATCGCTCGCTATTTCAGATAACTACTTATTGGGCGCGCTTCGGTCAGGTGGAATTCCGCTACGGCACGACGTTGTCCTACCGCGACGCAATCTAAGCGGAAGCCGGGAGTCGTTGTAATATAGACTTCTCCCGGCTTGTTCAGGAAAGAATATGAGCTTAATCACGACACGAATCGCCAATCAGGACTTCACCCTGACCCGCGACGATTGCCGGCCGTTGTATTTCAAGGCCGGCGATGAAATTCCCGCCGAGTACGAAAGACACTGGTTCGTGCGCCTGCACACAGACGAAGCGCAGGCAGAAGTTGTAGAACCTGCCGAAGAGAAGCGCAAACCCGGTCGACCCGCCAAGCCATGAGCCTGACGCCCACTCAATTCCGCAGCGACTTTCCAGAGTTCGCCAATACGGCGGTCTATCCCGACGCACTCGTACAGACGTGGCTGACGGTGGCGGCTTCGCTCGTCAACGGAAGCAGGTGGATGGAGTTGACCAACGTCGGAATTGAGCTGGTCACGGCGCACCATCTGGTGCTGTCGCTGCGGGACCAGACAGCGGCGTCTGTGGGCGGCGTCCCCGGCATCATGACCGGGCCGACCTCGGCGAAGTCCGTCGATAAGGTCAGCACGAGCTACGACACTGGGGCGGCGGCGCTGGATGGCGCGGGCTTCTGGTCGCTGTCGAGCTATGGAATCCGGTACCTCAGTTTGGCCCGCATGATGGGCGCAGGGGGCATGCAGATCAACTGAGGTTCGCATGAAATCTGGCGCGACGATGACATCGGACAAGATGGCAGCGCTCATCCGGTCAATCAGTGCGCTCGCCAAAAAGGATGTGCTTGTCGGAATCCCTGACAGCGCGCCCGAACGCGAAGACACGCCGATGACGAATGCGCAGATCGGGTA